GATCACCAGGTAGCTGGACGAAGCGGCATTGCCGTCCGCCACGATGATGTCGTTCGAACCCTTGGTCTCCAGCCAGTTCGTTCCAGGAACGTATACCTCAAACGCGTCACGGAAACGCGTGATGGTGTTTCCGGTCTCGTTCGACTTGACGATGTTCAGATGCGTCTTGCCGTCACCCTGATCCTCCACGAGAGGTTTCGTAGCACCGCTGAGAGGTTGAACGGTCGGCATGAATCCCCCAGGAACTTGGTTCGCTGGGGAGATACTCACTCCAACACTTCAGAGGCGAACCTATTCTTCGGGCTCGTACACCATCGTGCAACGGCAGTTAATCACCTCTTCTGGGCTGCCGGACGGATCTCCTGGGAAGGAAATGTCGTCTTCGCCGACGCGAAAAGCGTCCTTCAAAGGAACTTGCTGGCCGTCTGCTGCTGCGTGGCTGTCTCTCACGCGCTCGTCGGTAGCTGCGACCCATGTCTTGAGGAGCGGACCGGTCGAATCTTCCATGTCCTTGACGACTTCGAGGTTTGCAAAGTTGAACGCGGCTGCCGTCTCCGTGCGTGCGATCATCCGTGCTCGGTAGGTTCCCATGGGACCGCCGACGGAGTCTTTGATGAGGGCGGCAATTTTCGTAGGCGAGAACTTAGCTTCGATGCCGTTTGCGACAGCTTGTCGAGCAAGGTTGAGAGTAGTGTCCGAAACATTGCCGCTCCTGTTCGGGTACGTGTTCAGAAAGTCTACCGCGATCCGCGCGATGACGTCTTCCTCGTTGGAATCGTCAACCACGCGAATCGCCTTCTTTGACCTGCGAGGTTTGACCTTGACCGCTTTGGCTCCGCGTGGGATCGCGACCATGTGGTTCTTTTCGATCAGCGCCTTCACCTCAACACTAAAGTCAGCAAAAACTCGATTCAATGCCGTGGAACCGCCTGTCACGTAGGCTGCTGCCATCTTCGACCCGTATACGGACAGCAGCCTCCTGTACCGAGGCTCGAACGCGTCAGCGACCGCGGTTAGTAACTGCTCAGACACTTGGTTTTCTCAGGCGGGCCGCTTCCTGCTTGTGGTGCTCGTATAGCGCTCTCATGTAGCTAGACTGTTTTCCACCATTTGCTTCTTCGTGCGCTGCCATTGCATCGAATGCTGCACGCCTAGCGTACGCGTGTGCCTCGTGCGTGCCAGCTTTGTCAGCGGCTTCTGATGCGAGTTTAGCATTCATTCTAGACTGCACAGCCGCAAGTTTAGGATCTGTTGGTTTTATTGAGCTGCCTCCGCCATCCGCACTGGTGAACTTGCCGTCAGGACCGTGGTTGTCGTTGTATTTGCGTTCCAAGGCAGGAGCGCCAAAGTAATTCTTGTTGAACTTGCTCATTCCGTTTGTCCTTTGATCGGGAGCTTTTCAACAAGCCCGCAGTTCAAGCATTTCCTTGTATGCTTGTGGGTGACGTCACCGCGCCACTTGGTCGTGCTTTCCTCTTCATACCAGTCATGCGGCTCAGCCTCGGTCTTGTGGTCATCTGGATGCTGGCCGAGCGTTGTCTTGCATTCAGAGCACAAGACGCAAGGGCTAGGACCCATGTTGGTCCAGGACTTGATCTTGCCGCACTGGCATTGAAAGTATTGCATGATCGAATCCTACCTTACTTCTGAGCCGTGTACATCAGAGACCGATGGCCTTGAGCTGGCGCTTGACTTGCTCCTTGAGGTCCGGCTTGGCATTGGGATCCTGTGGAGCGGGCTTGCCGTCTGGTCCGAGGGGGCCTTGCCCGTCGACGATTGCCTGCTGTTGCTGGTCGATGAGGGCTTGCTCGTCGGCAGTGGGCATCGGCTGCTGAGAACCGGTGATGAGGATGCGATCTGCCATCGGGGTGTCTTCAATCGGTTCCATTCCGACCGCTTCCCGCTTTTCGTTGGTCGTCAGGAAGGTGGCGTTGTTCACCATGTCGTACTTGGCCTTGCGAGCCGGTTCCAACGCAGGAACTTCGTCGAGCTCCAACTCGATGCAAAGGTCCTCGCCGTACATCAAGCTGAACCAACGACCCATGTCTTCGTAGATGCTCTTGGCAAGCGGGATCACGGTGTCTTGCCACAGCGCGAGTCGTGCCTGCTCGTAGTTGGCAAACGTCTGGTCACCCTGGATCGGAATGCACTGGGTGGGAACGCCGAAACCGGCAGCGATCTCACGAGCGGAAAGGTTCTTGCCTTCGAGCCAATCCATTTCCTGGGGAGAAAGCGACAGTGCCTGCCAGGTGATGTCTCCGCTCAGCACCATCGGACGGCGGGCGTTTTTGGAGCCTGAGTATGTTGCTTCGATCTCTAACTTCAGCCTGTTGAACTGCTGTTCGGTGAGAGGTGCCTTGCTCATCAACGCACCAGGAGGAACCGCGGTGTTCTGGAGCATCCGCATGTTCCACGTGTTCGCCTCGTTGTGCTGGTCAGCGGCAAGGGCGCAGTTGGCAATCGGCGAAAGTCCGTACCAAGGATCTTCCGGATGGAAAGTCTTCAGTTGCAGGAGGTCGCACTGCCCGCTGACACGGTCCACTTCCCAGACGCGCTTGTGCTGGGGGTTTCCGTCGTCGAAGGTGAAACCTAGTGGAATCAGTCCTCTCGCAGGAGCGGCGACGGTCATCTGATACGGAGCCCAGGGCCAAAGTTCCTTCGGTTCAGAACCTGCCCTAATCGCTTCCACGTATGAGTTGCCGGTGATCTGGTGGAACGAAGCAACCTGCTCCATGAACGATCTGCGACCCTGCCTCGGATTCGGCTTCTGCAGCAGGGCGATGACCGGGTGGTCTTCCATTTCTTTTTCGTTGATCTCGACCTTGATCGGGATCGATGCGATGCTGCGCGAGATGAGCTGAACGCACCTTCCCACGATCACGCAGCGTTGATACCCTTCAGATGAGAAAGTCCTCGCGGTCCGTTCCGACCAACGGACAGGAGGAAGGCCGGTGACGGCCACTGACGTGGCGAGAGACTTTGTCTCGCGAGAAGTGAAAGGCCAAAGTCTCATCAGTACCTCGCACGGGGCATGTTCATCTCGGTCTCGCAGAGGTCGTTGAACGCTCCAGAACTACCGTCGACTTGATCATCATGCACGTCCTTCGAAGGGAAACCCTCAAGCTCATCAAAGTAGTCATCATTCCACGGGGCGCGGACGACCTTGACGTTCCCTGCTTGGCACTGAGCGCTGAACGGAGCTGCGCGAATCTCCTTGGCTTTCGTCGGACGCTTGGTCCTCACATCATACCCCGCAAGAGATGATACTAGGTATTGGGCTTCCATCTTGCCCGCCTGTCCACCGTCTTCCTCAAGAGTTATGCGGCAGTCGGGTTGCTGACTCGCGGTTCTGACAATCATCTGCTCCACCTTTCTGGGAGAGAGTCGGCCGCGACGAACGTCCATCACGTAGTACACGCCTCCGCACTTCCGCATGTGGACGCCTGCAGTCCAGTCAGGATCTGGCGAAGTTTCTGATTCTTCGGTAGCTGCACGATCCCAGTATCGCACTTCGTCGTCAAACTCAGCAGGAGCAGCATCCACGACCTCGAACCATTCGCGTCGGAAGAACGATCCTGCCACAGCGCGGGCGTTCCAGTTGCCTCCAAGAAGGCGAGCGCGCTCGTGCGTGGGAAGCGCCATCAGGTTGCCGACGTAGTCAGGGTCCTTGGAGACGAGCGCTTGGTTGTCGTTGATGTTGGCGGCGATGAACGTGAAGCTCTTCGGATGCTTGTGCCCTTTCGCCACCAGTTCTTCCTTCGTGTCTGCCCAATACACTTCTCCGCGTTCACGCACGAACCATCTCACCACACCGTCACGCTCAGGAACCGGATACCCGGTCTTTTCGTCTATCCACCAAGCGATGAATCGTTTGACCCACGTGTCCGGATCAGGATTCAAAGTTGCCCTGATGTACGGTCTCACCCCACACGTGGACCTGTTTCTGGAGAACATGTACCAGAACATTCCTTCTTCGAAGTGCACCAGCTCGTCGAAACAGATGAGCGCGATCTGAGATCCCTGCCAGTCATAGACGTTCTTCGCATGCTGCATGTGCGCGAACTCGATCCGAGCGTCGCAGTCAGGATTCTCCCACTCCAGCGTCGAATACTTCGGCTTCAACCCGATCTGCTGGTAGATCTCGCACGACGTGTCCCACAACCCGCCAGCTGACGTGATCATCGGGAACGTTCTACGGAAGATGACGGCG